CCCGGGAAGCTGCCGATGCCGGCGATCCCATCAGCCCGCTCGGTCCAACGGTTCTCAAGCACAACGCCAAGCTGGTTCGCCGCAAATAGCTCAGCCATGAGGGCGCACCACGTGTCCCACGTAAAGTTTCTGGGGTCATAGACTTGGCTCATGGGTTGCCAGTGCTGCGCATGTCGCCAGTGGTCAGGGACAGGAGCACCCGCCCCGTCTGGTAGGTCCCGCCCGCGGTGTTTGACTCAAACCGCAGCCGCATCTCGCGGCGCTGCTCGCGCATGTCAACTTTGAGCGTGGTCGGACCAAAAAAATACGGTGCAGACGCTTGCGTAGCGTCATCCGCATAGCCCTCCCCGGTGACCACCACGGACATTTCCCCGGACTGCACGAAGTCGGGTTCCACGCGTTCTATGCGCGTCCACAGGTTGTCGCCGGGCTGCTGCTGCGTCCCTACCAGCCCGCCCAGCGTGCCCAAGCTGTACGTCTCAAAGTAGCTCTGAATGGCGTCCACGTTGGTGAGGTATACCTCATCGTTGCCGGTCTCGTGCTGCCACAGCGTATAGGTGCCGGCGCTATTGGCCTCGTTGCCCGCCCAAATGGGCTTGGGGAACACCTCAGAGAACACGCCCGCAGAGCGGCGTGCGCCAAGGGCTTGGCCGGCGTCGTACCACGTCTTGTCGCGGACGTTGTAGATTACGGCGTCGGTGCACTCGGTGGCATCGCCCTTGGGGTAGAACCACCATATCTCGCCATAGCGCGGAATCTTGGTTGCCCATACCTTCTGGCGCTGCGCTAGGTTTATGTTGTCAAAGAAGTAGTTCTGATTGTTGGGGTTTGGAACCTCTTGGACCACGCCGTTGTACAACAGGAAGCGGTCTACGCCAGCCCAATAGAAGATGCCGTCGTACTCAATCACGCTGCTGGAGGACATGATCGAGGTCTGACTGCTCACCAGATCATAGGTCCAGTAGTAGTTCACGCCACCCGATGACGACGGCTGGAAGCTGACGCGGATGAGCGCGTCAGCGGCCCAGAACAAGCCCGAGGGCGACGTTGAGCCCCCGCGGATAGGTAGCCCCTTGACGATCTTGCCGGTGGCCACGTTGATGGCATTAGCGTCCGGGGAAACCCAGTTTGAGAAGTCCCCTGCACTGGAGTTCTGGATCAGGCCATTGTTGCCGTAGACGAACAGGTACGGGTGGATGACCACGCAGCCCCCGGAAACGGCGATGCTGTTGTCAAAGGTCGCCGTGATCGGCGCGGATACCGTGAACGTCAGATTGGTCGTAGTACCCACCACCGTAGTCAGCGCCGGTCCGCCCGAGGTTGCCGAAACCTGAAAGGTCGAGGTGCCGTTGGTAACGATGATGTAGTAGATGGTCGTGTCGGTGTACCCCGTCAACGACGCCGATAAGAGGGTGTACGTCAGCCCGGTAGGCGTGCCCACTGAGGTCGTTATGGCAGAGCCCCCTAGTGATGCCGATAGGGTAAACGTGGTCGAGCCGTTGGTCGTGATGATGTAGTACGTCGTCGGGTTCACGTACCCGGTAATAGACCCGGTACCGCCCAATACGCCACTGATCGTCACGGGTTGGCCTGTCACCAGCACAACGGGTGCCGCGGTACAGGCAAACTGGCCCGCCACGCCCGTTATGCTCACGCCGCTTAGTACTGACGGCGCATTGAGCAAGAAGGATAGCCCAGTAGTCGGGCCGATGGTCGTCGTGACTGCGCCGCCGCCAGAGGTGGCCGAAAGTTGCACATTGCTCGTGCCGTTGGTAGCAATGACGTAGTACGTCTTTGGGCTGGTGAACCCGGTAATAGCCACAGCAAGGGCGGAGATCGTGAGCCCCGTACTTGAACCCACGCCCGTGGTTACGGCACCGCCATTGGCCGTGGTGGATAAGGTAAAACTCGTCGAGCCATTGGTAGCGATAACAAAGTACGTTGTCGGGCTGGAGTAGCCAGAAATGGTCAGGGCCTTGGCCAAGAACGTAAGGCCCGTCGTTGGCCCTATCGTAGACGTAACAGCGCCCCCGCCAGATGTGGCCGATAGCTTGAAGGTTGTCGTGCCATTAGTGGCGATGACGTAGTAGTCCGTGGGGGTTGAGTACCCCGTTATCGCCATGGCGTTGGCGGTGAAACCTAAGCTGGTCGTGGCACCCACCGTCGTGGTTACTGCCCCGCCGCCTGAGGTCGCCGAGAGCTGAAAGGTGGATACGCCATCGGTGGCGATGATGTAGTAGGTCTTCGGGTCCGTGTACCCGGTAATCGTCGCTGCGCTTAGGGTATATGTCACGCCGGTGGGCGTACCCGCCACCGTGGTAACCGCCGCGCCACCCAAGCTGGCGGACAACGTGAACGTCGTCGAGCCGTTGGTTGTGATGATGTAGTACGTCGTCGGGTTCACGTACCCGCTTATGCTGCCACTGCCGCCAAAGGCACCGCTAATGATTACGGGCTGGCCCACGTACAGGGTAACCCCAGCCGCGGTGCAAGCGAACGTGCCGCCCACGCCGGTGATGGACACCCCGGTCAGCGTTGTTGTGGTGGCCGTACCATTGATGGTCAGGGTTTGCCCGACTTGCAGCAATGTGGCCGATGTGTTGCACACAAAAACGCCAGTCGCGCCTGTGGCGTAGACGTTGTTTAGGGCCGTGGATGTCGCCGTGCCGCTCAGGGTGATTATCTGGCCAACGGTCAGATTTGCGCCGGGGTTAACGCACACAAAGTCGCCGGTGACACTAGTGGCATAGACGCTGGTAACGGTCGTGTTGGTAGCGGTTCCGCTGAAGGTAACCTGCTGGCCAACGCTTAGCGCCGTACTCGACGCGGCGCAGGAGAAGGTCCCTGCCGTGGTGGTAGCGTATACGCTACTTAGACTCGTATTTGTAGCGCTGCCGGATACCGTTACGGCTTGGCCTATGGCAAGGTTGGTGCCGCTGGTGTAGCTGAACAGGCCCGAAGTGCTGGTGGCGTATAGACTGCCTAGAGACACCGGGGCCGTGGACCCGCTGACGTTTATCAACTGGCCCGTGGCCAACCCGGATGTTGCAGTGCAAGAGAACTGTCCCGTGGTGCTGGTTAGGTAGACGCCCGACAAACCGCTGGTAGTCGACCCGGTAGCGTTGTTGGACATCGTCACCGCCGTGCCCTGCACCGACAGCACCGTGGTGCTCGAGGGGATGTTGGTGCCCGAGATGCTTTGCCCCGCGCCTACGCGAACATTGGACGACAGCAGGGTAGCCGTCGGACTACCGTTCGTGGTGTTAACTGACGCGGTGAACACCCCTACCTTGGACATTGTGAGCGCCGCTGAGTTGCCGGGGAAGACGCCGTACAGCACCGGCGTGTTGACCGTCGAGGTTATGTATGACAGGTTCTGGCCCGGGTGCGCCACCAGATTGTTGGTGTTGTTGCCCGTGGAATCAAACGCAATGTCGAACTGCCACAAGTTGTTGGCACTGGACGTGAAGTTGCTCAAGGAGTAGTTGTAGGGCCCCGAGCCAACGCCACCGCTGGAGCTGGTTATCCACTGCTGCAGACCGTTGTTGTAGCCGGACACGACGTAGTTAAAGCCGTCCACGGCAGTCATCGCCATGCCCCGGGATACCCCGGTAGCGTTCAAAAAGATGCCGTTATAGCCGCCGATCTTACGTGGGCGACCTCTCTGGAACCGTGCCCACTTGGCATCCACGTAGCAAGGCGAATCGAATACCGTTCCATCCCGCTGAATGCCGGGTGGAATCTCCATCGAAACAACTTTTTGTGTCATGTGAAAACGCCCCCGGCAATCCCGCCAGTCACGCCCGATCCAAATCTCCCAGTACCCACCATGGTCAGGCCCGAGGCATTGTAGTACCCAACCTCGGTATTCCCCACCACCAAGCCCACCTTGCTCGATGTCGGCAAATAAAGGCCGGAGTTTAGATCGCCCGTAAATTTAAGAGAGGGTACGGCAAGGGTGCCATTACCGAGCGTCAGAGACGTAACGGCGCTGGAGGACCCAGAGGCAGCGTTATAGACGTTGGTGCCGTCGCAGATGAGCACAAGGGTCGTTCCTGTTGCCACCGTTACGGTAGCGCCGCCTCCCACCGCGGTCTTTACGGTGAAGGTGTAGGACCCCGAAGTGCTGTTTGTTACCGTGTATAACTGCACCGTAGACGGCACTACGATAATCTGATTTTGCGTCAAGATGCCCGAATAGAACTGGAGCGTATTTGCCGCTTGCGTGGCCGTAAGTGTCGTAGTGCCGCCGGTGACGGACAGCACGAGCTGGGTGTACGCAAAGGTGTTGGACCGCCCATACCCAAAGGTATTCCAGCCCGAGCCATTGGACACGAGCACCAAGGACTCGGTTAACTGGAGCTGTTGGGTTGCGTTCCCGTCAATCGTGTCACTACCAGCCGGCGTAAGCGTAAGTATGCCGGTCCCGTTGTTGCGGACCATGCAGAACCAGTTTGCACCTACCGTCGACGCGGAGGGCAGGGTCAACGCCCCCACCCCACTGGCCCAGACCACAAAACTGGCTTGCGCCGTGGCGGGCAGCGTTGCGTTGGAGAAGTAGCTCACCACGGTATACGTCTGATTCAGCGTAAGGCCACTGGCCGTGAGGCCATACCCGGCAAGCGCTGAAGCGTTTGCTGACGAGGTCCCCGCGCCCATTACGATGGACGTCCACGAACCAGCAATGGTGGCGTTGTTGGTCAGGTATATGAAGTTGGCTATGCCCGATGCCACCGAGACAATCGTTCCGCCGATATTGTTCTTAACGGTGAAGGCGTTGCTGCCTATGTTGCGAATCAGGACCGTCTGGCCTGTGGACACTTGCACCGCTGGGGGCAGTAGTATGGACAGTCCGGCAATCGAGGCTGTAACGTCAATGATGCTGCTGGCAGGCACGCCCGTGGTGCCGTTGATGGGCCACTCTAGCGTAGTATCTGCGCTGATTGACAGCGATTCGTAGCTTACCGACGATGGGCTGATCGTCATACCCGTGAACGGGTTTACATAGGTTGTCATGGTTATGAATCCTGAACGATTGACTGACGGTCACCGATGCGGAGCTGATCCTCGGTCTTGAGTGCAACCATAGCGGTATCGAACATCCCAGACCACACGGCTAGGCGGGCATCGTCCTTGAGAAATGGCGCTGTCTGTTTAAGGGTGCCAAACAGCAAGGCATTAGGCGCGTTCTGAGTGAGCCAGTTGGTCTGGTTGCTGGACGATAACGGCGTGAGGCGGGTGTAACACAGGACCTCGAACTCGAAGGCACTAACCGGCGTGGGCGCAATGAACCAGTGGTCGTAGTCGTAGTCGGCGTAGTACAGGGGCGTGCCGGTCGCCGTGGCGTCGGGCGCATAGCTGTTGAGGTACTCCAGCTTGCGCAGGTACACAGGGTTTTTCGCACCCGCCATCGTGGTCAGGGTCATGGATACGGTTTTGCGCCACAGCGCGGGCTTGGCGATGATCGGATCCCCGGGTGTCATGACCCCGTCGGCCACGAGCATCTGCCCCAATGTCTTGATGTCCTGCGCGATCTCGAACTCGGCCAACATCACCGCGGTGGGGATGAAGTTCACCACCGCTGCGTCACTACGCTCCAGATACTGAAGCACCAGATTCGTCAGGTTGTCGTAGGTCAGGGCATATGCTGGTGTAGTCATTCGGGCATCCTACGATAGAAACAGGGAGCGTTCATCAATGCGGCGGTTCTGTAGCCCCTTGAGGATTTTACCCCCACCCATGCAATATTTCAATAGCTCTTGCGCCGCATCCTCTGTCTCCCCTCGTAGGAGCTTTTGGCGGAGCGTACTGCGTTGGAGAGTTCCCAAACCACAATTAAAAGCGAAACTGCACAGGCTATCAAACTGACCTTGTGTAAGGCTGACAGGGCAGAGAGTGGTGACCCCCCGTTCAAATCTAGCCAGATCGCTGTGAAGTATTCCATCTACTTCATTCGTTGAAAAGATTCGGTTATCCGATTCCTGTAGCTGAAAATCCTGTCGCTGATCCAAAGGTAAACGACC